ATCGCTGAACCAGCCGCGGCCGCGTTAGCGAACACGGCGACAACCTGAGCCTGGAGGAACGTGTTGACTTCCTCAGCCGTGAGCACGGCACCGGCCGTGAACGTTTTCGCTCCAGCGGGAACAGCCACAGATAACTCCTTAGAACGCTAGATGGTCTGAGTCTAGGATACCAAACTCAGCATCATCCAGGACCAGGAACGTCCAGTCCAGCGACGTCACTCCAATACTAACCTCATGCCGGTTCTGGTCTATTTTGTGGTCGATTTTGATTATCTGACCGAACTGTTCGATGGGGTCGCCCAGGCCGTTGGGAGTGAACACAAACTTTGTGACGTCGCCCAGTTCGAGTCCCAGCACAGTGTTCTTGTCAGCCGTGCCCAGGTTCCTCAAATTGATAATGACCTTTTCGATACGGTACTCAGGTGTCCCGTATTTCTGCACTGTGAAGTTTGCTAGGTTCCCTGCCTGTTCCACCGTCGACAGAAGGGTACTGATGGATGTGGAGGTCACACCGAACGTCGTCCTCGAACCCTGGTTCAGGGCCGTCGCGTTCCCCACAGGTGTGGACACGACTGCCGTGTTGAACAACAGTTCAGTACCGAATGACACGTCGACCCGTGTGTACTGGATACCTGTGCCGTCATCAGCGAACGTGGTGAACGTGTCCGATGTGGGTGTCGCGTCGAGGCGATCACGGAAGAACAACTGACCGTTCTTGCCGACGAACAGTTGCCCGTTCTCTGACGCCTCCACCTTCTGCAGATACTCGAGGGCGTTGTCTGACGCGTCGAACACGTCAGCACCCAGAGTGGAAACGCCTGTGTCAATGTTTCGGTCACCCTCAGGCCAGTTCACTGACTCCATGTCGAGGACGGCGCTCACACGGGCACCTGTGGCTTGTGGTGTGGCAGTACCAGCCGTCAGAGTCTGTCGTGCCAGTAGACCCATTTCGTCAGTGGCGACGAACGATGCCTTCGACCGACTGTCAGGGTCATAGTCGAAGTTGTAATCCTGGATGACACCGATGAACTGTTGGAGGCCGTCGACGGTGACCTTGACTTTACGTCTGGGGATGATGTCACCGAACAGTGGTGACGGTGTGTAGTTGGGGTCGAACTTGCGGTCCTCATTGTTCAGGGTGATCGCGAACCGGCCAGGCGTGAAACGGTCTAGTTCACGGTTCTTCCCACGGGCAATCGACGCGTTAATGAGCGATGATGATATGTCACGGAATACCTCACCACCTAACTCTGATGTGTCCAGCACACCGTACACAGGGTCATCGAGGATGAACCCCTCAGTGGCACTGATTTCAACAACAGTCGCCATGACTACTGCCTAGCAGACGCAAACACTGGGGCGGCGTAACGGTCATACTGCAACAGGATGGAGTAGATTTCGTCACCCAACTGTGCGGGGTCAGTACCCATCCCAGCGTTCACCGTGATTTCATAATTACGGTTGTCTGCCGGTTGGCCGGAACGGAACTGTGTCATACCACCTGATTCAAAGAATCCAGGTTGTAATCCTGGTTCACTGAAGCCGGTCATGCCACCCATGAAACCTGGCATGTTCAGTTTGCGTACTGCCTCAGCCGCACGGAAGCGTGCGATTGAGTCACGGTTCTGTCGTGTCACGATGTCACTGACACCTGACACATCACGCTCAGGGAACGTCATGTCAGAAAACTTGCCTAAACCGTCATTGATTAATCCCAGTTCCCGTCGATACTCCTCCAGTGGCACGACATCAGGGATGGCTGACCTGAAGTCGACACGCTTCAGAGGGTCGAAAGATTTCCCTGAGAGTGCCGCGATACCACTGCCGATAGCGTTCAGACCATCGACCACAGTATTAATAGCCTGTTCGAAAACGAACACGATGGCCTCAGCCAGGTTCTTCGTCAGCCACTGGATACCGAACGTGACCGCGGCCCATGTTTCATAGAACCCCGTGATTACACCGCCACTGGTTTTGACCTGGTCATCCACGTTCAACAGGGCGATGGCGATGCCTACTGCACCGGCGATGAATCCGGCGATGATACCGAACCCTGAGAACAGCACGCCTAGGAATCCTGCATTACCGGCCGCGGCCGCGGCACCTGCACCACCCGTGATGACCAAGGCGGCCTGCATCAGTCTGAGGATACCGATGAAGAGTGCACCGGAAATGATGAGGGCACCGAACAGTTCACCGTTCTCAGCAAGCACCTCACTGAACCCCTCGAGGATAGGCGCGATTTCTTCGATGACACCTGACAAAATCGGCATGATCGCTGACGCAATACTCAGAACCAAAGTCGCCAAGTCACCAACCACAGGGATGAGTGGGATGAGTTCCTCAATAAATCCAGGCAACTGGGTGAACAGGTCCTGGATGATGGGTGCCATTTCTTCAAACAGGCCGATGAGCGCTGGAGCCAACTGGTCAATCAGTGGACCCATTTCTTCAGCGAACGTCATCAGTGTCGGTGTCAAACCCTCACCGACGGAAAGCATCACATCAGTGAACCTTGACTTCATCAGTTCCAGTTGGGCGTTAAATGTTTCTAACTGCTTACCGGCAACCCCTTCAGTCGTCCCACCGGCATCCCTCAGGCTTTGCTCATACTCAGCAATCGCCTCACTGTTACCCAGAAGCGCCAGAGTACCGGCCAGAGTTTCTTCAGTGAACCCCAACTGGGTGAGCGCGGCACGCTGTTGCTCCACACTCAAGTCACCAATGGCGTTCTCCATCTGGCTGATGATGTCCGACATGTTGTTGAAGTTCCCCTGGGCGTCGTACACCTCAATGTTCATCGCCTCGAAACGGTCACCGAACCGTTGCACACCGTTAGTCAAACCACGAATGGTGGCGTTAAAGGTAGTACCGGCCTCAGACCCCTTGATACCCTGGTCAGCGAACACGGCCAGGACCGCGACACCTTCCTCCATGTCGATGTTCAGTGACCGCATAGACGCCGCGGCCTTGTTTGTGAGGGCCTCAGAGAACTGGGAAACAGAAGCGTTCGCTAGGGTGTTGGCCTTGACCAGAACATCAGATAGGTCAGCCATGTTCTGCAGGTTCTCAGCACTGTCCTCACTCGTCAGACCCAGTGCAGACTGGGCGTCAGTGAGAAGGTCTGTGGCCTGAGCCATGTCGAACATACCGGCCTGAGCAAACCTGGCCACGGTAGGTAGGGCCTCGATGGATTGTTGTGCATCCAAACCGGCAGACGCCAGGAAGAAGAATGACTCAGCCGCTTCGTTAGCACTGAACGTGGTTTCCTTCGCCACCTCACGGGCGGCCTGTGCCATGTCAGTCCTGAGGGCGTCAGACACATCCCCCATGATCGCAAGGGACTTTGTCATTTCAGCGTCGAAGTCAGCGAACGCCTTCACAGACATTGCACCGAACGCGGTGACCGCGGCAGTCGCGGGACCTAACGCCAGACCAGCGTTCTTGCCAAAGTTGGTTAGTGCCTTCTCAGCCTGCCTGACACCCTTGTCGTCAAACCGACTGACGATAGGTAGACGAATTGGACCGCCAGCCATTACATGCCCCACATTCTAGAGTCGACTTTTCTGTTGTAATCCTTCATGAAGCCGTCGATGATAGACGCGGTCACACGGATGATACGTGGCCGTGACTTCAGGAACTCATCGTATGCGAACCGGCCAGCCACACCCTTAATCGGTTTCGCCCTGTTCAATGCGGCGATGAACTCATCACCCTGAGTCGTCACCTTGTGGCTCATTTTCGCTGACGAACCACGACGTGTATATGTACGTGACTGGTTCGACCGTGCAGAGCGTGGACGGATACCGGCCAACTCACCATAGTTGAAACCTAGACCACGGGCACCACCGGTCACCTCGATAGCCAACAGGTTGTTCCATCCACCGGATTTGCCAGTCGAGAACTTTACCTGTGGTTTGTTAGCGCCACGCCACCGTGTGCGACCACGGTGTGACATGGAGGGTCGACCGTCACGGGCCTGGATAGGTGGAGTCTTAGGGATAGCGGCCTGGATGTCAGCCGTCACGTTCCCTAAACCGGTGGCAAGTTTCTGTTGGAGTTTGCGTGTGACACGGGCGTCAATCTGTTTCAGGTCGCGAATGACGGCCTGCAATTCTCTGCCATCCACACGTGCGTCGATTTTCACACAGACTCCTAACCCCTGCCTCCATTCTACCGTCGACGTTGTCGAGAAGACTTCTGTTGGTTCTGGGCACGCGCGATCATGTACCGTTCAATCGTCCACAACATCCGTGGGGATAACGCCAAAAGGTCCTGAGGGGATATGCCTGTTTCGACCGCTATCGTGGCGACCTTCCAATGCATGGAGTCATCGCCCAGGCCGACTATTTTTTTTGTTCTCCCATGACGACGTTATCCACGCCGCCCAACCACTTGTCAAAGTCATCCTTCGTGTCACCGGTTCGTTTCATGGCTTGGTGTGCCAGGAAGAACAGGTGAGTCATCCGGATTTCTTTCTCCAGTCGTGACATCGACATATCGAAATGTTGTTCGAATGCGACGATGTCGACTGCTTTGACCGTGACTGTTTTCTCTGTACCGTCAGCGTACTGAATGACCAACTCTAGTTTCATGCTGGTCAGTCTAACCTAAATTAGGCAGTAGCGCGTGTGATTCCTGCCGTGCCAGCCAGACTCCAGGTCGTGCTGAACGTGGCCAAATCCCCCACTGAACTTGCGTAGGGTTGGTAAGATTCGACCAAAAAAACTCCACTGTAAGAGGGATTGGAACTCGAAATCGAACCGGAAGTTGGCTTGATCACCACGGTGGCGTTCGCCCCAATCAGTGGGAACAGAACCGAATCGATTCCTGAGGCACCGAAGTCCTGGTGCCAGTCGATGGTGACTGAAGCATCCTTCAATCCACCGATACGGTTCCGGTAGTCAGATGAGAACGATGTCGTTTCAACGGCGTCAGCGGTGATGTCCAAAGTCACCGCGGCGATGTTGGATGAGTAATCCGAACCGTTCACACTGATGGCATAGTCTGTAGCGACAAAACGGGCCACGTTGTTTCTCCTTAGTTGCTATATACGGTGACGATGAAGTCTGCTGAAAGCATCGCAACATCTCCACCTAATGATACCGTACCGATGTTAGTCATCGTCGACACGTTCACGTCGAACGCGAACCCTCCCAGAGTCTTGTCTGACTCCACGGCGGTCTTGATGCCACCTGCACCGGTCGAGGCGTAGGCGTTTAGTTTGTCCTGTGCTGACCGTTCGTCTGCACGCGCCACCAACACTGATACACGGAACTGGTAGGTGACCAGACCGTTCTGGAAGGCGTTGTCGTAGTCGACGTTCTCCAGCATCACTATCGCCTGTGGAGGCATGGGGTTGTCAGGGATGGTCGACGCGGTCCTGAGCCCACTGATGGTCGCCAGGTTTGTTGCCAGGGCGTTCCTGATTGACGTGATCGAGGTCACGCCATCCTCACCTTCTTGAAGGGCATCAGCAACTTCTCCACATCGGGGTCAACACGTCCGACACGTAAGGCACCTAGTTCGTCGAACGAAACACCCAGAGGTGTGTCATACCGTTTGAACTGCCGCATGGCCAGGATGATGGTCGCCTGCCTGACGGCCGTGGGTACTGCAGACCAACCGAACACACCGGTGACCTGCACGGTCGCCTCATGACTGTTGACGTTCTTCGGGTCCCACAGTGGGAACAGGTAGGAGCCGATGGCACGGATACGTGTGAACGGGTGATCCATGAGTCCACCGGCCACACCATTCAGTGGCTCCAGTTGGTAGTCGCCTGAGGCTGACCAGGTGGTGTCGAAGGTGTCACCGGTCGAGGATGTCTTGAGTGTGGTGACGCTGACGATGTCATCGGTTTCCACATAGAAGGTGTCTGTGGGGATGTACACACGGGTTGCTGTTCCGGCGTTGTAGAACACGCGCTCACAGTAGCCGTCGATTTCCCGTGACGCTGACTCGATGGATAGTTCCAGCAACGTGTCGTCGACGGAATCTGTTATGCGGAACCCAGATTTTATGTCTGAGAGTGTGGCGTAGCCATTGGTGATTGCCATGTGTTTCCTCCGGGTTCTATTCTACCGTCGAGGCGTCCCAGGCATTTGCCCGTCTACGCTCCAGCACCCAACCACCCTCACTGAAATCCTCACGCGCCACCTTGTCCTGATAGTAGACACGGTTTGCCTCATGCGTCGCCGTGTTCAACTCACGTAGACGTGTATCGGAATTGATAGTGGAACTGTTGTCGTGCATCATCGGCATAGGCACCTGCACCATCGGAACCTCATGATGGTTCGCACGCCTGATCATGTCCACATCCTCCATGAAAGCAGGGTAGATTGACTCGTCGAACAAACCCAGGCTTGTGAGCGCCTCGTCACCGACACAGAACGCTTGCCAATGGGGAAACATGTCAGACAGTGTGATGTCGCTTCTACGGGCCTGTGACAACCGTTCAAGGGCACCTGGTCTGAACCACACATCATTCGATGCGAAAGTCCACACACTGTCATGCGGGAACAGTTTGATGCCCAGATTCCAAGACCCAGCCACACCCAGATTCGATGGCATAGACAACACGTGACTGTTCAGTACCGGCTTCGGAAACTGCACCACGTCCAGGCCACCACCGTTGTCGATGATAAGCAGGTCACGAACAGGGAAGTCGATGGAGTCCAACATGCGCTGGAGCAAGTCATACCGGTTCAGCACCGGCACAATCAGGTTAGGAATCATTGTTCACGCCCTGGAAGGTGTGGCCCTCGAGGTTGAAGTTCACGAACGGGTTCAGTGAGTACACGGTCGCCCCATACTTTTCAGCAATCCATTTTTTCATCGCGATGAGGTGGTTGTTGTATAACTGCCAGGGTGTGTGACCGGCAGGGTAGCCGTCGATTCTGTGCTGACCGTCGATGGTGCCACAGTCTGCTCCAACCATCACGATGTGTTTGGCACCCATGTGTGCGGCCAAATGTATAGACCCGTGTATAGACGACGAACCGAATACTAGTTCCCCGTCATTGTTGTGTCTGAAAGGGTCCCATGATGAGCCCAGTGGTTCTGTTTGCGTCAGACTATTGATGACAACGTTCGATGGTGGTGGGTTACCGAAGCACCACTCTCCCTCACCATGAATTAATCCTGACCAACGTGTAGAACAGACATCGTGGGTGACCGCAACAATTAAGCCATCGTTATTTAGTTGGCTTTTGATATCTGGATGGTAGTGGCCGAAAAGATAAAACCGTTTTATGGGGAACTGCTCAGTGATCAGGTTCGTCGCCACACACACCTTGTCATCGAAAAACCGTGGGTCCAGGTACTGCACGGTGGCACCTGAACCGAAC